ATCTCGCCTCATAACGTCAGTTGCTATATCTGAAAATTCAACGTTTGATGGTCTTCTAGAATCCTCATAACCAGACTCGGACCTAAATGTTGCGATTTCGTACTCATCATTATCGGTCAATGCATTTATAACCCCGAAGGATTTTCCAGTCTCTATGATGTTGGTAATGAATGATTCAACCTTAAGCATTTGAATAACCTCATCAGGGGTGGCGTCAGTTGCTAAATCCCAGTCTTTTATTGGCTTTTTAAGTAATGAGTCACGCACAGCCCCACCGACTAAGTATAAATCTTTACCTTTGGACTTAAATACCTTTTGTATCTTTCTGATATCACTTGGTATATCCATTTTAAACTTGATTCGGACTTCATCAGACTCAATTAACAGTTGTTCCTTTATTAACTTTCTAAACATAATATAATCGTTTATTGTAAATAGTTTACAAATATAACAAAAAAGGTCAGGTTAACAACCTGACCTTAAAAAACTATAATACAGTTTTTACCTATTTAAGCATAGCTTGGTGCTATGGGAACGCCATGTTTAAACATGAATCGTCTTACCTTTTCTTGAAAGTGGTCAACGTCAGCAACATCGTTTTCAATTATATCGGTAAATTTTTGATAATCATTTAATGATGTTTCTGATGGATGGTTTAAATCTCGTTTACTGTTAGCCCTAACATCCATTGGGTCACCAATAATCTTAATTAAGATACCACCATGTTTTAAAACGTACTCAGCTTCATTTGGGAATCTGACATCAGGAATTACCAATGTATTACCACGTTTAACCGCATCTTCACCAACGGAGGAAAATAATGATTTAACCCAAACATCCGAATCAAAATTATCTCTAAGGGCGTCAGTCCCCAACTCTTGTAGTATCTGACCAACGGTTTTACCCCACATGTCTAGATACACATTTTTATCGTCTTGCGTGAAATTATATACTGGATTGTAAAATGGTTTGTTTGGTTCGTGGGTCATTTTCATTTCGTAACCAGTTAGTTCTTCAGCTATTAACCTTAGTTTATCAGCAAAAGCGTGTCGCTCTACTGGTTTAGAACTGAATTCAGCAAGAGTTTCGGCAAAGAAATCCTTACCGCTACCTATTGAACCATTTATACCTATAATCATTTGTTAACCAATTATTGTGAAGTACAGAGAGGTGGTTTTAAACACATATGATAGTTTCTAGTTTGCTGAAACCTCTCTTTAATCACTATTTTCACTTATGGTACAAATATACATTAAAAATAATAAACATACAAATTAATCTTGGCTTGAAGGTTTATTCACCTCTTCAACCACAATATATGTTGTATTATGAAGTGGTGTTTCCTTATGTATTACATTCAATACTGTATAATATTCACTAATAACCTTAACGTATAGCATTTCATTAGCTCTGGGTGTTTCAGATAACCTAAGTGTTGTTATCACATCCCATTCTTTAGTTATTATATTGTACTTTCGCTTAAACACTAGTCGTTAGTATTTGAATATTTTTGGTTTCGGATAGCTTTTTTTCTTTGCTTTCGCCTCTTAGATGTCGGTTTCTCGTATTCTTTATGTTCTCGCAATCGTTGTATTATTTTTAACGATTTAGCCCTATTCTTATAACGCTTAAGGGCTTTATTAATGTTACCATCCACTACTTTAACTATAATCATCTTACTAATCTTTACTGATTTGTTTTTTTACGTATATTTATATATAGATAACAATTTACAAAAAAATCAAACAAAATGAAAGGATGTGGATGTAAACCAAACAAGCCTAGGGTTAGTGCTTAAGTTAATGTACCCTAGCTATATTAATGATTAAATACGGCTAGGGTACAATATTTTTTGTTAACCTTTTGACATCATTTCTGATGTGCGGTAGCTACTACGTGCAAGTAGGTTAACCTCAGCCACCTGTAGATGGAGGGAATCGAACCCTCGTCTTACATTTGCCAATAACACTTTCTACAAGCTTAGTCACATTTTCTAATCTGACGAAATATCAAATCTTTACAGGGATTTGCAGACCCGCCATTGACTTTTATTACCCTTAAAAGTCACTGAAGAAAAAAGGGTTTGTTAAGCTGTCTTAACTCGGCACCTATTATGCAGTTGGTGCAAACTTCCTTTACACTAAAACTTCTGCTTCAGTAGTAAAGAATCTTTCATAATTAACGAAATCTTCGCCTTTTACAATTGCCAAGTAAATTTTATACTGCTATAACCTGAGTCGCAGTGCTTGCTTATATCAAAGAACTTAATGCAATCAAATCCAGTCATCCACATTCATTTTATAAATATACAACAAATATATAATATTTACTCTAATATTCCAAATTAATGGTACATTTTGAATTAAAATATTCATTTAAAAAATTAGATACATCTTCATCGTATCTTATTTTTAGTAGTTGAATATTGTTATCAATACAGTATCCCTCCTTTATTTTATCCCGATACTGTCGATTTTCAAACCCTGAAACCCCACCAAAGAAGTCAACTGGTTCATAATGTTGCCTACCTTGATATTCAATACAGACATTATGTTCTGGTAGATAAAAATCAAATCGTAATGGTAATATATTTTTACAATCATCGAAAGTGTGTTCTTGATTAAAATCGATATCTTTATCGATTAATAAAATCCTAATTTCCCGCTCACCTTTAGATTCTGTACAACTAGGACAACCCTGACCCCTTTTATGACCACTTGGCGGTTGTTTAAATTCACCATGCTCTGGACATATGATAGTTACTTTGGTATAACTATCGATATAGTTAACCTTGGAATAATCATACCTATCACCATGGACCTCTCTGAATTGTTTAACTACATCTTCAGTAGTTAATTTTGCATTAGGATGACACTTAGGGCAACCCATACCTTCTTTATGACTATCTGGTCTTTGTTCAAATTCACCATGTTCTGGACATATGATAGTTACTTTGGTATAATTATAGATATAGTTAACCTTTGAATAATCATATTTATCGCCATGAATCTCTCTGAACTGTTCAATTAATTCTTCAGTTGTTGGTACATATTTACCAACACATTTAGGACAACGGCTACCTTTTTTATGTATATGTGGTGCTTGTTCAAATTCACCATGTTTAGGACATATGATAGTTACTTTAGTTTTGGAATGAATATACTCAACTTTGGAATAATCATATTTATCACTATGAACATCTCTGAACTGTTCAATTATCTCTTTAGTTGTTAGACCTTGACCAACACATTTAGGGCAATCAGAACCCCTTTTATGACCACTTGGCGGTTGTTTAAATTCACCATGCTCTGGACATATAATTGTTACTTTAGTTTTGGCGTTAATATAATTAACCATGGAATAATCATATTTATCACCATGAACCTCTCTAAACTGTTCGATTACTTCTTCAGTAGTTAATTTAACATTACCAACACATTTAGGGCAATCAGAACCCCTTTTATGACCACTTGGCGGTTGTTTAAATTCACCATGCTCTGGACATATAATTGTTACCTTTGTATTGTTTTTACTATATAGAACCTTTGAATAATCGTATTTATCACCATGGACCTCTCTGAATTGTTCAATTAATTCTTCAGTTGTTAGTACATAGTTACCAACACATTTAGGACAACGGCTACCTGATTTATGGATATGTGGTGTTTGTTCAAATTCACCATGTTTAGGGCATATAATTGTTACCTTTGTATTGTTTTTACTATATAGAACCTTTGAATAATCGTATTTATCACCATGGACCTCTCTGAATTGTTTAACTACATCTTCAGTAGTTAATTTTGTGTTAGGATGACACTTAGGACAACCCTGACCCCCTTTATGGTTACATGGTTTCTGTTCAAATTCACCATGTTTAGGACATATGATAGTTACTTTAGTTTTGGAATGAATATACTCAACTTTGGAATAATCATATTTATCACTATGAACATCTCTGAACTGTTCAATTAGGTATACGGTTTTATCAACAGCGTTCTTAATATTACATTTAGACCCAATCATTAGTCTTGTTGGTGTCATTAAATGTTCTCTATCATACTTCTTATCGATTACAATTACTTTGGTAGTATTAATTACATAGTCAACCTTAGAATAATCATAATAATCATTCCAATGCCCACTATCCTTTAACTTCTGAAGAAATCTTTTGGTCTTATCGGTCACACTGCAAAGATATAATAATCATTTTATTGTTCATTAATGGCAAATATACCACATTTATTTTACTTACACAAACATTATCACTATATTTATCTACATGAGCACTAAGAAATCTAAAATAGGTATTGCATTGTCACCTGAAGTATTGAAACTTCTTGAAGAGGGTAACTACAACAAATCCAAGTTAATCAACTCACTGCTGACCAAACACTTCAAAAATAAAAAATAAATTTCCGATTTATCATACTTTTACTAAATAGCACCATATTTATAGTAAAGGAATAATCGATATGGGAAGACCAAAGAAGAAAGATGATGAGAAGAAAGGTAAGATAAGCGTCACCATCTCCACAGATAATTATGAATTGCTTTCAGAAAGCAATATTAATAAATCCAAACTGATTAATTGGCTATTGGAACAACATTTTGGTTTAACCAATTCAAATAACAATAACCTGATAGAATAAACTAAAATGAAACAGACGTTTATTTATGGGTTATATTCCAATAGAAGTGATGAAATTAGATATGTTGGTAAGTCTGACAATCCTGATAAAAGATTAATAAAACATATCTGTAATACTAAAGTACATGTTATCAAAAATAAAAAGTTAACGCATAAGGAACATTGGTTAATTAAAAATGACTTTAATGTTAAGTGTGTTATACTTGAAGAATGTAATTATGATGTTTGGCCTGAACGTGAGCAGTTTTACATCGAAAAATATGATAATTTAACCAACACGGCTAAAGGTGGTCTCGGTGGTGGCACTATAATATACACTAAAACATACGATGAGGTTAAAAACTGGGTACAATCGAATTTGGATATTACGTCAAAAAAAGAATGGTATGTTTACGATAAACAAAATAACCTACCTGAATTTATACCAGCAAACCCAAGCACTGTTTATAAAAATCGTGGCTGGGTTTCTTGGGGGGATTTTTTAGGTACTGGTAGGGTTTGTGATAATTATTTAGAACGTTTATCTTATTCTGAAGCAAAACGTATATTAAAACCATTTAAACTAAAATCAGCAACCGAATATTGTGAGATGTATGATAAAGGTAAGATACCTGACAATATACCAAAAAAAGCTAATAGATATTATAAAGACCGTGGCTGGGTATCTTGGGGCGATTTTTTAGGTAACGGATTTGTTGCTAACCAATTAAGAGAATTCTATAGTTATGATGAATTTAAAGCGAAAGTATCCGAATTAGGTTTTAAAACATATACATCTTATAAACAATATATTAAAAATAATAAACCTGACATTAAATTACCAACCAACCCAAACACTGTGTATAAAGACAAAGGTTGGGTTGGTTGGTCTAATATGTTTAAATCTGAGTCTTGTTCTTAATAACCGAATCAATGATACCATAATCAACAGCTTCTTCTGCTGTGAGCCAAAAATCTCTATTAGCATCTGTCTTAACTTGTTCGGGGTCTTTATCACAGTATCCCCCTAATAATACAAATAGACTATCGTTTTCCTTTTCAGCTTCCTCTACGGATATTCTCATATCCTGAATGTTACCCTCAGTACCGTAACTTACTTGGTGTAGCATCACTTTTGAACTCGGTAAACTATATCTTTTACCTTTGGTTCCACCCCCAAGTAGTACACTACCCATCGATGCTGCCATACCAGTATTGATTGTTACAATATCAGAATCAACATAATTCATAACATCAATCATACTTTTGCCACTCTTGGTGCTTCCACCTGGCGAATCAACATGCATTGTAATGTCTTCTTTACCTTGTGTATCCAACCACATTAGTTGAGCTTGAACAACCGTTGACATAGAGTCATTGACAACACCAGCAACCCATATAATTCGTTCCATCTGCATCCTTGAGAAGATATCCATTTGGATTGCTCTTCTATCAGATTCTTCAGTGATATATGGTGTTAACGATGCATTTGCACCATATAACTTATCTTGAAGTTTCTCCCAATAATGTATTTGCATTGGGTTTACGTTCAGATGTTTTGTGGCGTAATTAATAAAGTCTTGATTATAGTACATTTTCATATCTTTTTAATGTTTCTAGCGCATCATCAGCTTCAGCTAAACTAACTAACGCTTCGATACGATTATCGTAAAAATCATCAGTTGAGTGGTCACCAATCCCAACTGGTTTTTGGTGTAAGTAGCTTAAGACTTAATATTACCTTTTCTTTCCTAGCGGTCATCTCTGTCCGCAACATATCAATTACCTGTTCTTTCATACCCTAACCTCTTCTTCCGAATCTTCTTTCTGTGAATACAAAGCGTTGAGAACGTCTTTACAACGCTTAACCACATTATAAGTATACTTAGTAATTTGACCACTAAAAGCGTAAAAGTCTGGTTTAGCAATCAATAACTTATCCTTTTCAAAATCATAACCGACATGTGCAATAGCTTCTTCAGCAATAATCACTCGATGTTGTTCTTCCAACATCTCAAAAATCTGTTCGTTAACAGTAATCACAACATCCTCTTTTGTTAGGAAATTATAAACACCAGTGACTTTCTTTGGTGGTGTGTATACGGTCTTTTGGTTTTCACAACCAATAACTCTAAGGTTTACCACTCTTTCAAGTCCAGCGGTGCTGAACGCTCTAGTGAAGTACGCTTCGAGGTCTTCACTTAAATCAAAATACTTTGCCATTTTTTTATATTAAAATTATTATTGTTATTATATCCACAAACATATAATATTATTTGTTAAGTGTCAACTGAATCTTTATCTTTTTTCAATTCGGTTAACAATTCCCTATCGGTATCGGTTAATTCCGTTGGGTACTTAACGTTTAGTCGTATGTGCATATCACCACGTTCATTGGTAATCCCTAGCCCACGTTGTCTCTTTTTAAACCCTTGACCTTTAACCCTCAACACTTTCCTATCATGTGATAACTCAGGGATATTCAACTTAATTTTTGTATCAGATATTGTTGGTACCATTTTTTCACAACCCAAAACAATCTCTGGGTATGTTAAATCCATTAAATACGATATATCAAATGGGTTTTCTGGGTTTCGTATAAAATCATCATCATCTTTTATCACTATATCCACGATTAAAGCGCCCACCATACCGTTATTTAGCTCGTTACCATGGCCTTGGTATGATAATCTTTCACCATTAAGGATGCTTGGTGGTATGTTTATATTAACATTATTTGTCTTAGGTTTTTTACCTGTTGATGAGCATTGATTACATGGTTTTTTATATGTTTTACCTTGACCATTACAGTTTGTGCAAGTCGTTTGTGTTACCATGAACCCATTATCCATTACCATCGCACCACTACCACCGCAAGATGAACAGGTTTCCGCATCAAACCCACCAGCACCGTCACATGGTTTACACTTTTCGTGTAATGTGTAGCTGATTGGTACTGTCTTACCGTTAAGAACATCTTTAAGTTCTATAGCAATTTTGTGATGGATATTAGGTTGTATATCACGTTGTTGGTGTTGATGTGACGCTCTTCTGAAGAACTCTTCAAACCCCATAGGACCACCACCTCCCATACCACCAAAAGGTGATGGGTTGTCATACGCTTTTCTTTTTTCAGGGTCTGATAGTATGCCGTAAGCCTCAGAAATTTCTTTAAACTTTTCTTCGTCACCACCCTTGTCTGGGTGGTGTTTTTTGGAAAGTTTTCTATAAGCTTTTTTCAACTCATCTTGTGTGGCACTTTTATCTACACCTAACGTTTCATAGTATTTTGACATATATTCACTTTTGTAGCAAATATACGTAAATTAATTAAAAAAGACAATGGAATATCAGGTAATACTGGTTGGTAACGGAAAATACATTCGTAGATTCTGTAAATATAAAACAAAGGAATTCGCGTATGAAACTTATAATGAGTTAAAGGCTGATAACCTTAATGTTGCATTTCCAAAGAAATTTATAAATGATGGTAAAATCATTAGCGTTAGTTATGAATTATTCCTAGTAAAAGAACCTGAAGAGTCGGATAAACCTAGGCTTTTGAGAGATGGTGGTGGTAAGCTATATGAGGAACCGTTGTTACTTGATAAATGGAGACCTTTGCAGTCGATACCATTTAAAGTTGAGGAAGCTTTCTGGTTATATGGTCATGAGTCTAAAAAAAATAGAAAGTCGGCTCACGAACTTGTTAAACTATTATTTAAAAAACCAGACACTAAAAACGTTAGACAAGCAATCGTTGTACACAATAAGTTAGTTATCCACAGTGAGGAGCGATTTGATATGGTAATATGTAAAAATAAGGAGGACGCACAGAGGTTACATCATAAACTAAAGGAAATCTCAAGTAGTGTAAAGGTCAATGATATTATCTTTATGGGTACTTGTGCTGACGCTAATATTGGTATAATGTATAATGTTATTCAACAAAACACGGATTGGCCTATGACTAAAATCTATAGAAGAAGCACCAAACCTTAGATTGGTAACCTTAATTCATTTGATTTACAGCGTCCGCAAATACTTCCATTGGTGTTTCGTGTTCCCCATGTAAGGCTAAAAGTAAAGCATTATAAACTAATTCAGCATCCATATCAATGCGATTGGCTAATTGTAGTTGAGTCCTAATATAATCCAAATCAGTAATTATATTATCTTTTGGGGATATGTCTTCAGATTCAAACATTATTCACCACCTTCAATATCTTTATACTTATCAAAGTCTGCTTGTGTAGCAAAATCTTCTATTTCAATATTTTTCTTTACTAACTCCGTCCATCGACCTTTGTGTGTTACACCCTTAACTGGTTTATTATCTATCCAATAGTAACACTCCCCGTCTTTAATTCTAGGTTTATCCATTATTAGTGTGTGATAACTAAAACCATTTTCTCTGAGCCAAGTCTCTGTGACCTCTCTCATGTCTTCGGTTCTGGAGGTAAAGAAGTGTATCTCATCACCATCACGATGCCAACGGTCAAGCCTGTCCTTGGCATCTGGGAAGACCTTCGCTGTTGCCATTAACTCAACCTGCTCATTAGGGATATCTTCACAGATTGTCCCATCTATATCACATAATAATATTTTTTTACACATCATTTAAAAGTTTTATAATTCTTTTAATTTGTTTATAACATTTCTTTTCAGAAAATAAGGATAGTATGACCAGTCGGTCGATTCAATCAACTTGTTAAAATGACTAACGCCATTAATTAACTCTAACGAACCAAACGCGAACACTATATCAGTGGGTGTTGTTGGTGTGGTATAGGTTGTGAAGTAAAACTTATCATATTCACAGACATCTAAAGTATCAACACATTCTAACTTATCACCATTTAGATAATAATAAGAGTTTAATTTGATTCTTGGGTCTTCAAATAGTATATCACTATCCCTCATTTGGTTTGTCTGCTTTGTCAACGTCAAACGCTGTTGAAATCTCATCTAGAATCTTATTTACCCTAACAGTATCATCATCTTTCATTTCAACAGGGTTAAGACATTCAATTCTTTCCTCACCATCTGTTGGTAAGAAGAAAGCCATAACATTATAACCTCGTTTTTTAATCATAGTATCTACCGAATTGGTAAATTCGGTTGCTATTTGTTTGTTTTTTAATAGTTCTCGGTCAAGATAGAACACAAGAACAAGTGGTGTTTTTTTATCAGTCATCTTTTAACGTTTTAATAAAATCTACAAATTGAACTTCTTCCAATACATCAGATAGTTTAATGTTATCATCTTTAAAGTAGGTCGAGAAAACCTTATTAATTGTTGAGTCTCTATCTGCTGACCCGTAAACAGCTTCGGCATATAAAGGTGATTCACCTTCATCCAAAACGTAGACCAAGTATTCATTGACTACCTTAGAGTCATGAATCGTACTTACCAACTTGTCACTATTTTTCACTAATATTTTCATCTGTAATTATTTATGTGTTAACACTAAACAAAAAAACCCAATTAGTAAAGTCATAACAAAAAAAAAGTGGGAATACTCCCACTTTTAATTAATTGTACAATTTTTCTATATCGTAACGGCTTCATACCTAGATGAGTTTATTACGTTCATCATCATACTATAAGGTGTTATATCTGAACCATCTAAAATGTTGGTTAATAGACTCGTATTAAAACCGCTAACTAAAGCTGTTTTATCTTCACTGAACTTGACTGGGCTATCACTGTTACGAGCATTAAGATTCCAATAAACCAACTTAGGTATTTCATACCCAGCTTCTTCATACATTGAGCTAATCATCTCCTGTGCTGTTGGACTCCAAGAACCCCTAGTACCTCTATGGTGTCTAGAACGAAAACAGTCCGTTGCCTCATTAAATTGCATATCACTCAAAATAAGAACCATTGTTGGCATTTCTGATTTAGCAATATTATTCTCTTTAGCCTTATCAAGTATTAACTGAAATACTGCCTCAAGATTGGTACTCATACCCCAGTTAGCACTATGTAATTGTGCGTATCTTTCGATTAGATTACCTTTAAGGTATTCAAGCTCAGGTTGTTCTGAGAATGTTATGAAAGAATCTTTAAAAGAACCCTCATTTCTTTCTGAAATATAAAGACCTAAACTGATTGCAACATCCATACATGTGATTGAACCTGACCCACTTGCTGAACAAGCCATAGAGCCTGAGACATCAACTACTGGTAATAACATTTCATTATTATTTTCCATATAGTTTGGTAGGTTATTCCACATCGTGTTCGCACCACTTGGATTACCATTACTCAACATGTTTATCACGTTATATGGATATACCGCACCAGTGTTGATTTTTACCTCACCTTTATCAACTGACTCAAGATACTCAACGTATCTATCACCACCATTTTTAGTGAACGCTCTAGCATAATCAGCCATAGCTTTAGATGGCACTTTTGAGTAATCAATCATAGAGAAATCACGATTACACATATTAGTTTCAATAACATTAGTTGCCTCAGCCAACATTTTTCTATAGGTCTTTGGTGTAAGACCCATATACTTAGCTATTTTTTTAGCTATGACCTTTTTCTTAATGTTTGAACCGTTTGGTCTTGGTGACCATTTGGCCGCCAATCCATCGCCAGATTTAAGTGCTGACGAAATCATTTTTAATGCGACCTCTTCGAGTGCCGTACCAAACAATAAAAATACGTCATCCCATCTACCGTATACTGGTATTAGATTGGTATTCTTAGCCATCACCTCCGTTCTATTATCAGCTAAGTACTTAATGATTGTTCTGAAGACCTTTCGTTCTCCAGCACCACCTCTAATGTCTCTAACCCAGAAAAGAACTTTCATGGCTGTAAGCGCATCCTCTTCAAAGGCCTTTACAAATAGATTGACAACCTCAGTTTCTGATTGTGTTCTCATCGAACCAATTCTCGAAAATAAATCAACACACATGTTTAGTGTTGTTGAATTGGTTGGCATACCGTTTTCGGTTGTCTTATCTTTAGTTCTTAATGCGTCTACTAATCCCATGATTAAATTTTAATTGTGAATTCGACAACAAATATATAACGATTTTATTTTAAATGCAAACTTTTTTAAAAAAAATTAGTCATGAGTGATTATTACGGTAATTCCACCCACCTCAATTTCGATAATATCGGTATATTTGTAATCCGTACCCTTTGGATTCATTTTGTAATATAGTGTCTCATCTAACTTTTTATGGTTATGACCACTAATAACATAATTGAGTGTTAGACCCTCTTTACATATCTTATCGTTGTTAACTATCTCAGAAACAGTTTCAACAATATCATTGTAATCGAATAATTTTATTTTACTCTGCATGATTATTAAAATTTAAGAAAAAAACCTTCAATAAAGCCCATTAATTTTTGCCACCTTGTTTTCTCAACACGTCTGACACCACGATTATTTTTTATTTCTTTAGCTAGACCATTTTTAACCTCTTTAACAAATAATTGTTTCTTTAGTTCAGAGTTTTGTCTATCAGCAATTATCTCACGTCTAACGTTCTCTTCAGTCTCAACCCGTTCGAACTTCTCACCTTCCTCAATAGTTTTTATGAAACTCTTTGTTCTTTTATTGGTAACATCCAATAATTCATCTAATGTTAGCTCTTGTTTTTTTGACATAACTCTTCAATTTTTTCTCTAGTCTTAGGATATAACGGTGATGGTAGTTCGTCTGCACTGAACCAACCATACTCACCATTCTCTTCGTCTAATTTACATTTAAATTCGCTATTTGTAAACCCCCAGTAAAAATAAAACTTATCGTCACCACTATCCTCCGAATATTGATATGTGATATTAAGTTTATCGTCAGCATTAACTTTAATCTCCTCCATTATCTCTCGTTTAAGAGCTGTCATTTTGGACTCACCCTTATCGACACCACCACTCAGAATTGACCATTTACCCTTGTGTGGGTCAACATTTCTTTTAAGTAATAAAACTTTATTTGTTTCTTCACATAATACTAAAATACCTGCGGATGTTCGCCCACCATCTTCAAATATTAACTGTCTAATTTTATCTTTAATCATATTATTCTTGACTTATACATCAATTATAAATATATTTAAATAAAAGTTAAAGTCATGGAATTAATATTTGTATACAGTATTATAGCGTATAGCATAACCAACGTATTGGTTTTCGGTAGTATATTTAAATCTTGGAGAGACTTCTGGGATAAGAAGAGTCCAGAGTTTTTTGGTAAGCTTTTCAGTTGTCCAATGTGTCTTAGTGTTTGGGTTGGTTTTGCCTTATCATTACTATTTCAACATTTTAACATTGGTACACCTATGACGTTGATTGGTATGTCTCTACCAATAAACTACACAATTGTAATGTTATTAACTAAGGTATTCTTGGATGGTGTATTTGTTGGTGGTATCGTTTGGTTGATACATAATTTAGAAGAGATGTTTGAGCGATTAGGGTCATAGAGATAATTGCGAATTAACAGTTTACAAATCCGTACATGATGGGCAACTAGACCCGTCCTCACAGTTACATTGTGGTGTATCAAAATCTACCAATACTGGTTTACCGTTTTTACTAGGTTCCTCAACAACAACAACCTCATTTTTAGGTTTTTTAGTTTCTGGTGAATCTTCAACTGGTTCTGTTTTAGTAGTTTCTTCAGTTGACTTCTCAGCTTCAACCTCAGCATCTAAGTCATAACCAGAATTCAAATCCATATAATCTTCGGGTATTGTAAATTTTAAACCATTTAATTTAGATAGTTCAGTTTTATTAAATAAAGATTTAAGTTCAGACACTTTCGTCTTGAATAGCTCATTCTTCATTTCACGTTCTTTATTAAGTTTTATTGAACGCTTAATAAAGTCTAATAAATCATCAATACTTGTTTTTGGTTTCTCGGAATAAACAACACACCTAACGGTTTTTGTTTCAACGCCCTCTTTAATCGCCTTGAAACTTATACTCTCTGATTTTGGAACGCCCCAATCTACTGGGAACTCCACCTCAACCACAGGGGTTTTATCGTACCTTATTGTTGAAACATACGGATTCAACTCATCTAAACTTTCTTGTATTGTCATCTATAAAACCTTTAAAATGTAACACCAGTTACAATACACATTATAATATATGATAAGGAAAATCCCAATATCAATACTTGTTTATTACTTATTGAGTACTTGCTACTTTCACCTCTTCTAGCAACAATAAATGATTGTATAAAAAAATACAAATGTCTTACCAGATTTAATGTTGATAATGCCAATAACATTATCATTAATTTATTAATGAATAATAGTAACATTACAACGACTTTCTTAGTTGTGAAATATCCAATCGAATACCCTGTGCAATCTTTTTAATATCTTGTAAACCTACCCTAGCTCTAACACCAGCAGACTTATTACCCTTTTCATAGAACTTTTCAATGTCTTCATCAATTGATTTGACGATTTCCTTTAATTTTGTGAATTCTTCTTTCATTTTAATTTATTTTTATTCATTATTATCGCTTGGCGGATTAACAATATTATTTTGAATCTCTTGCCATTTTTGAATCTTCATGGATAACATCACTTGTTTTTCTAAAACGTCATCAATCTCTTTAACCAAACAATCTGTTTGTGATGTCTTGTCATTTATCAATCGTTCCAAATCATTATCCAATTTAACTTGCTCATACGCAAGTTTACTTAAAACTATGTTAAATATCCGCATAACCTAATTATAATTAAACTATCTATAAAAATCAAGCCCTTATTGGTTGTTTCTCGTTTATTGACGCTTCGAATAGTTTATAAACTGATAATAGACAATCAATATCAGCCTTTGTCTTAGTGGCATTGTAATCAAACAATTGCTTCCAGAATAAATATATATTATCTATTTTATCTTTACAACTTATCTTATTTGGCATGGAATAATAAACCTCAACCAAAAATTCCCTATAGTATTCCCTTAACTCAATTAGAGTACCTAAATTAATATCTTCTGATTTAAAAGTGTCTACCGTTTTTTCAAAACACCAATTAAAATGTTTCGATTGTTGTTCCTCGTTGGTTATATCATCACCCATGTATGTATCAAAACAATATTTTAACAGTGTTAATATAAAATCACCATACAAGGATACTCTTTGATGTACCACACCTTCGTTATTTAGCGTTATCAGAACACTTTCTTTTGATATTGGTGACTGTATATAATTAAAAAATTCATTGAACTTGCTCATCCTTATCTAACTTTATCTTTGGATGAATATAACTAATTAACTAAATTTGTAAACTTAGAATGATGTTAACATCTGTATTAGTTCTGGTTGTGGGTACACATCAAATTTATCAGTTCTAACTGATGTATGTGACCATACACCCCAATCACCATTCAATGCGTGGTCATTCAACCCAAAACCTTCACCATTCGGCTCTTCAGCATATTCAGGAAGACCACATCTTAATTCAATACCGTACTTATCGTTAAGATATAACATAAGCTCACGTACTGATTCTAACTGTTTGTCGCTATATTTTTGGTAGTATTGGTAACCTTTGAAGTCAAACCCTAAGTCGCAAACCTGTGACTCATTAACAACCGAATTAACATAGGTAAGGTACTTACCGTCAGAAGTCTTTGTAAGTGGTCCGTAATTGCATATCTCAATACCAATGGATGTCTTATTCAACAATGTATTATTACTTGTCTTAAGACCTAAATGATACGCCCAATAGTCTTCATCAAACGCCCTGAATATTTTACCATCCATACCGTCTTTATCAGTACCATTTTTATCTAAACCACCAACAACAAACGCTGTTGCAACTCTTATCCGACCATTGCTTGAGTTTCGGTCCCTATTCCAAGCATCAATTGTCCAATCAGCTCTATGAGAACCAGCTGTGGCATGTAAAAAGATTATGTTCTTTTCAGCTTTCTCTTTTACATATTCACCGTCTTGTAGTATTCTATCAGTTATCTCCAAAACTATTTACCGTTTTTTCTAAGCGTGTTGGATTTACTTATCCTCAGACTCCTTATCATCATGAGCATCTTTTTCCAAAGCCTCAATGTGTGCATAATCGTCTTTAGCAGCATCCTTAGCGGCATCTTTCATAGCCTCTTCAGTATTACCATCACCATCTAAGTCTAGAAAGTCTGGTTTATCGGTTTCAGCCAATTGTTTAAAGTCATTTGCTTTGGACTCAACACCAAACGCTAGTTCCTTAACTTTGGCAAGCACATTTGCTGTAGGTCTATCCACCTCCGTTCGTAAACCTTGCACCTTTACGTCATTATTATCCTTAAATATTTTAATTTCTTCCATTTTATATCCATCCCAAATAACAACATCCACAAAGTTTGGATTATCATACTCCTTTATCTTGGCCACTTTACCCTCTCGACCTAAACCGTCTGTTGGTAGGTACTTTACCTCCGTACCGATAACTGGTTTATATTTCAACTCATTAGCGGTATCAACTAACGCCGCACCCTTTCTATCACCCCTTTCTAGTCCAGCATCACGTACAGAATCATATGTTTCAGGTGATAGCTCTTGTAGATGTTCACCACCTTCACCTTCGGTAATAATGGTTCTGGTTTTTTTAATCATGTCAGCAAATGCTTGATTCTCATCAAGTCTTTGTGAACCTTTAAGGTTACCCAAAGTATCTTGTGATTTGAAATTCATAAGGTGTTTGATTTTATCAAAGTCCTCTTTAACCAAATTGTCATCGTATGCGTTTAGAACTATAGCAGTACCTTCATTCAATGAACCTTCCCATCGGATTTTATAATGCTCATTACCATCGGTCATTTCAAATACCTTGTTATCCACCTTGTATGATTCTGGAATTACGTTAAGTGCTGTTTCAATACCATTGAAAGCCTTCTTGAACTTTAATCTTTTCATTTTAGTTGTTTCTTTTATTTCTGATTTATTATTAGTATTATCTTCACTTATAGCGATAGATTTTGCTTTTTTATTAGTTATAGAGCTATCTTTAAAGTCTGTAGCATTAACACTAGTTGTGTTTTTGTTACTTAATTCACTAGCAGCATCTCGTTTCTTCTTTGAACGTTCAATCTTACTTACCAAGTCCTTTCCGAATTCTGGACCAGTAAAGCCTTGTTGTTTTGGCACAACGTTAGCCCATTCTGGATTATTACCCATATTATTTGAACCTTCAATAGCTTCTTTAGCTCTTTGGCTGAACTTCTCGGATGGTTTTCTATCATAGTTCAACATCTCCATACCATTACGAATTTCCATGTCCTCATGGTATTCAACCTCATTCTCATAATCATAGTTGAACTTTGGTTCTTCTATCGCATCTTCAGTTGATGATGTTGACGCTTTTTCATAGTCTTCCATCTTTTTTGCAACCTCTTTGTAATAGTCGTCATTTTCCTTTTTATCCTTAGCCTTTACTTTGTCAGTAATTGCAAGTCCAACAGGTTTTGCCTCCGACAATGCGGATTCCATCAATACTTTCTTTAATAATTCTTTATCCATTTTTTTTTTCAGTATATCTATAAATATAAACCTTTTAGTTAAAGTGGTTTATTTTAACCCTTTTGGTTGGATATTATCGACTTAGGTGTCTTTGTTAATTTAACAACACCTGAATCTCCACTATTACAACCACCGTTTTGGGCAACCTTATTGTTATTTAGTTTAACACAATCATCAAAATCTACAAACTCACCATCTGGCCATGCTGTTGATTTTAGATTGGTAACATTATCTATACCTTCGTTTTTTGCTAACTTATTTGTCTGATAAACATCAATATTCTGAACGTATGGGCCAACCTTTGTACCCTTTTTTGTTGGTGCAAAACCTGGCGCATCATACTCACCAGCACTTTCCATTACATCTACCTCGCTAAACTCTTCTTCAGAATCTGAAATTATACCACCAATAGCAACGCTAGGTGAACCTCCAGTGGTACTGGTCATTTTACCTATAGGTAGCTTTAATTCACCTTTACCATCATCACTTGAACTAAGTGGACCCACGAATGCCCCAGAAGCTCCACCAGCAGTAGTAGTTGCTTCATTTGTATTATATAACTCACTAATGAATTCATCTATCATTCTTTTTTTATCTTCAACTGGTGAGTTGATAAACTCATCGTTAGCAATATTCTCTATATCTTCAGGTGAGATACCGATTGATTGTAGGGTTGGTGATACCGCCTTTACTTCAATACCTGACAACGCATTTTTCAATACTGATAGTATTTCTCTCTTTAGTTCGTTAGCATCAACAGTTGGTTCAACACCTTCTTTAAATTTATAAGGTGGTACACCAAAACTAGATGCGTTCTTTTTAAAGTTGGCAACAACAGCGTCTGAACCAGACTTAACCTCACATAATCGATTAAATTGTTCTGAGGTTAATTTAAGTGTTTTATTTTTAGCACCTATTTTTTTTAATAGTGTCGCTTGTGATTCAGTTATTTTTAGTCGTTTCATTATACTGATTTATTTGATAGTGAACTTCTCCAAAAATTTCTTTTTATCCAGAGATTCTTATATAGTTGTGTCAGCACGTTTTTGGTTATATCGACAACCTTATCTTCCAACTCTTTATCATTCTTTAGTTTAGCCTTGATTATCTTTCCAATCTTATCTTCAAGGTCTTTAGAGTTAATGATATAAGTCTTAACTTCCGTTTTATCGGTTTTTGTTATCGCCTCATTTATTTTATGATTACTCATGGTTTAATTAAGTTATATAGATAAATATAACGATTAAACAAAAAAACCTAACCATATGGTTAGGTTTTACACTAAAAATATTATATTACCTTAAAGTGAAACCAACTATTATTCCAACAGCAACACCACCGATACCCGCACCGATGAACCCAAAGGCCTTTTTTAGTTTTTCCCTTCTAACTTGCTTCTCAACATTTTCTATCGTTAAATCTTTAAAAGTACCGATTTCCTCTAGATTATTTAGTATTCCTTGAAGTCTTAGATTTTGTTCGTCACACAACTCACTTTGTTTTTGTAACTCTTTTATCTTTTTGATATTAAGTGTTATTGCTGACGCTTGTAATGAGTCTCGTTTAGTATAACCTGGTAATATGCTATCAACGATTAACTCATAATCTAACAAGTCTGTTAAGAATATCTTAGCATCTTCAATATGCATATGAAGATACATGTTACCAGCAGAATCAGCCGTACCAATTATAGTACCTCTCGGTATGTCTCGCATGTATGTTGACGCACTGGATGTTCGGTATTCACCTCTTATCCGTTCTCCGTTTGAGATACTTTGTGAGTTCCCCAGCAATGGAATCATTAGGAAGATTACTAACAAAAGGTTCTTTACTACGCCTGTTTTTATTGAACTTATAAATTTCATAGTTAACACTTTTCAATTCTTTATTTATATTATCTAAACCCTTATCAATCTGGTCCGTTATTTTCTTTGAGATTTCTTTCTCCTTTTCTAAACTTTCAAAGTCAGTTATAAGTTGCTTATTCTCAATTTTTAACGTGACTATCTCAGTTTCATAACGCTCAACCACTGGTGATTTATAGAATACTAGAAAATATACTAAAGTACCAATTAATAACAACCCCATAATAACATTAAGTGTTGTCGAAGTACTGACTTGCCTAAGATGGGCCTTTATATAATCGTTTTTATTTTCCATTAAACTATTTTAAATCACCAGACTGGCTTAACATTTCTTGTGACCAACTATCAGCAAATTTTACTAGGTTGGTTAGTATTCCAGTGGTTTCTTCATCCACAGGCACACCATCCATTTTAATTACTAGCTGGTCATTTGGATTTCCTCCAGCATTCATTGTGAAATTAATCACATTATTTATACGACCATTCCAAGTTGCACGACCAGCGTCATTATCAATACTTATCGTGTTATCCCTGATATCCGCTGTGCCTAGGAATTCAGTTAATTTCTTTAATTGTTCCTTTTCATTAGATGATAGACTAGGCTTATCAGTGGACATATCCTCAGTTTCTTCTTGTTCGCGAATAAGTTTTGACTCATTCAATTTCTGAATAATAGTTTTAGTAATGTCGTGTTCGTTAATCAGTGATTTCATTCTTTTTATTTTTAATCTCAATTATTTTTTTAAACTCACCAAAGTTCCATGATGCTGATAAATCCAAATAATGTTTACCAAAATTACTTCGATATAACACACCTTCAAACGTATTGGCGTTTTCTATTTTGATTCCATGTCCAACAACATTAGTTGGTATATCGAATCTATTACATAAATATCTTACTAATTCGGAAACAGCATTAAATTGTTCTTTTGTATAATTATCCCAAAAATCATACCCTCGCCATTTCTTAAAAGCTATATCCTCATCAGTGTGGATGTCATTTAACCAATTAACTAAATTACCATCATCAATCTTAAGTCTTAAAAATCCTATATTTTCTAGCGTGATTGATATTGTCTCTTCATCAAATCGATTATTAAAAACTTTTGCCGTATAATCAGTGTCTAAATGTTGGTATGTGTCACCTTTCTTGTTAACTGTAAAATGCGTAACTTTATCGTTGGCACCACAAACCCTATTATTCCAACCCTGAACATGATTCATTCCATAGTTATATGAATTTGCGATTACTATTCTCTTCTTTTTTTTTCGGCTCTTAATGAAATTACCAACATTTAGTTTATGTGTAGTATTATCAATCTTCATCACCTTCTTTTAGGTTCTGGAACTTTAACTGAAAATCCCCTTGCCAAACCTTCCTTTATTTGTGGAACATCCTCTTGTGTTATCTTACCCTTTGTTACGATTGGTTGTTTTTTAGTTGGTTCATCGTTTTCTACCAACTTATTTAATATTTTTTTACCAACATTAATTAACTTGTCAGCATTGTTTTCTTCATTTTTAACAATCACAGGTTCTGGTTCAACCACTTCTTCAACAATCACAGGTTCTGGTTCAACAACTTCTTCAACAATCACAGGTTCTGGTTCAACCACTTCTTCAACAATCACAGGTTCTGGTTCAACAACTTCAATGGCTTCATTAACCATCTCAACTGTAACACTATCTGGCTCTTTAAGTGGTTTCTGAATTACACGTTCTTTCCGTTTAAACTTACTTTTAAGTTTACTAAACCATTGTTTCTTTGGTTTTGGTTTATTAGTTAATATACCAGATTCAATCTCAACAATTCTATTAGCAACAATTAGTAGACTGACAGCCATTGGGTCGAATACCAACATTATGATAATTATCAATAAATTAACAACCCTATCCATTTCCCACCCAGTGAGTTCGGATAAATACTTAAGTGGGCCTAATTCAGCGGTAACCTCACTATTAGACATAGTATCAAGTATCTTGCGTTGATATGTAATTGATGAATCGGATAGTACGGAATTTCGACTAATCAATTCACCAATTTCAGAGTTTAATTCAGCTATATCTTCATTAACACCATCTAGTTGTCGTTCTAATGTTTTTCGAGTAGAGCTAGATGTTGTTGTAATAATATTACCTTCGTCATCTTTATATTGTATTACATTATTAGATAAACCCTTTGATAGTTGGTTAGCACTTTCCGTTAAAGATGTTACCCGACCATTTTTATAATTAATAAGTTCTTTATTTGTTTCCTTTCTACTATCAAACGCCGCTTTTTTCTCCTCATACACACCTATCTCACCGTTCTCAATAGTTAAAGAATTTGCAGTTTTTTGATAGCCGTTGGATAAGAACCCGTAGATACCTATCGATGTTAGTGATATTAACACAAGGACACCTATAGTTAGGTAAGTCTTAAGTAGGAATGATAATCTATCCCAATACCTTTGTAACGCACTGGCAGCAACTAGTTTGGCGAATTCTAACCCACCAACCATGACCAATACTACAGTTCCAGCACCAGCAAACAATTGTCCCAACCCAAATACCGATACGAAAGCTGCGCACGATGCCAAAACAAGTGCCGCAACCAATACTAAATAGTTAAATTTCATGTTTATATTTTTATATAAATATCTTAATATTAAGAATTCATGAGTTGGTGTAGGGTTTTTGCGTGATGTCTTAGCTTCAATATCGCTCGTTCTTTGATTTGTCTAACCCTTTCTTTAGTTAAACCATACTTACTACCTATCACCTCTAGGGTCATAGGTTCATACTCACTATTAATACCAAAATACAACTTAAGTATGTCAGCTTCCCTTGGTTCAAGCTTAGATAATATAGTGTTTAACTCTTGCTTAACCATTATATCATCCTCGTTATCAAAAACAGTTCTATTTTCGTCAGCACACAGAAGGTCACCAAACTCAGTTGGGTTATTATCGTCATCATTTACGGTTGCGTTAAGGTATAGTCTGTATTGTGACGTTTCAAAATCATAAAAATCGCCATACTCAGATAGTGCCTCACCAAATACTGGTTCTCGTTCATTCTCATGCTCAAATCGTTCAATTTGAGTCTTCAATGAACTTATTTTATTAACTATGTTCGTTGGTAGTCTTACGATACGTGAATTATCATTTAATGATTGTAGTATCGATTGCTTTATCCACCACACGGCATAGGATATAAACCTGTAACCTCTTGTTGGTTCAAATTTAGTGGCGGCTTTTATCATACCATAATTACCCTCACTTATTAGGTCACTTAACGGTAACCCGTTCCCCTGATAGTCTTTGGCTATTCTTATTACAAACTTAAGGTTCGCTTCCATTAACCGATTTAGTGCGGCCTCATCACCCGCCTTTACCTTTGTGGTTAATTCAAGCTCCTCATCCTTTGTTATTAAAGTGTATTTTCTTATATCTTTAAAATATGACGATACAGCCGTCTCATTATCGTATTGCATTCTTTTATTCATAGTCTTACAACTCGTTAAATCAAATGTAGTTTATTGTTGATACATTCTCTGATTTTGTTATTGTTATTATTTTATTCGACCAATCCCTAGCCAAGTCATCATGTGTTATTACAAACACTTTATCATACATGTCTTTAATCTTATCGAATAGTGGTTTCATGTTTGGTATATTCTCATTAGCAACTTTGTCTAATACCTCATCAAACGCTATGAAGTTTGGCATAGGTAGTGTTGAAACAACACCAAGAACACATCTCAACGCAACACCACTAACAGTTCTTTCAAACCCACTGGTTGATTTCAATAACCCTTCAACACCGTCTTTTAATATAATCAAGTGAACATCGTTCTTCTCATCCATTCTAACTTCAATGTCAAAGTCGCAAACACCTTCAAGTAGTCTTTCAAGTTCTGAATTTACTATTGGTAGTACCGACCTTAAAACAATTTTAGATACACCCTTTTTACCAACCATATCAATATACAACTTATATAGTTTTTCAACCTTAAACTCTTTTTCAATATGTTTAACTAATATCGTATTCTGCTCTAATCTATTAGTTAGCGTTGTAATTTCATTTTTAATACTTTCAACCTTCCTAACCAACTCTTCATGTTCGTGGGTCTTAACTTGAATCTTTGACTTAACAAAACTGATATTAGCTTCAACCTTTTTATTGAAGTCGATAGCCTTTACATTAGCCTCATATTCCCTTTTTAGATTGTTAAGTTCTTTTAACTTATTTCTAAGTTCATCTAATTTAACACTAATTCTATCACGTTCCAGTTCTAATCGTTGTTTCTTATTCAGACCCTCTTTTAGGTCTTTCATTGAATCAATTTCAATTTTTAACTCCGACATCTCACCTTCTAGACCTATTATGATACCCTCAATTTTCTCAATCTCGGATTCCAATTCATTAATATTTTCAGTATTATCAATACCATCCAAAGGTCTTTTACATGTACCACAGATTTCAGAGTTCTGTAAAGCCAAAATATTCTTTTGGTGAGTTATAATATCATTCTTGTTAATACCTATTTTGGTTATAACACCATTTAACTCATCATTAAGTCGTTTCTCTTTATATTCGTCATAGAACACGTCACCAATCTCATTTATCGAATTGGTTATCTCTTTTAGATTGTCTTTATACTTAATACCCAATTTAGTTACGTCAGCAATATCAGCATTAACCTTATCTGGGTTAATCATTAGTAACTTTTCATCAATCTTCTCTTTACTACCAAACAAATCACCCCTTTGTTGGTCCAAATCATTAAGTTCAGACTTTACAGAAGTTTTCTTTTCATCAGCTTGTACCAATAAATCCTTAGTGACTGATAACATATCAGTGTCAGATGTTACTTGGTTATTTAAATCTACAATGTTATAGACATTGGATTTCATTGACTTTTGAAACTCGTTATACATTTTTCGAGCAATGGATTCCTTTATCTCCATTATCTCCAAACCAATAAACTTTGTAAAAATCTTACCGTTCTCAGTTACGGAGAAATCAATTAATGAATCTAAATTCTTACCAGTTGCCAATGTAACTAAATCAAAATCATCAACACCACCAACAGTTTCTCGTATCTTTTTTGTTGTTTGAACAGCATCCTCTTCATTCATCTTCTCCTCCTCACCATCAGGTAGGATTCGATAATAATTAACAACATTCTTAACTAACCAACCACCAAACTTCTTCTGTTTCCTTGTTAGAAGTCTCTCAACGATAAACTCTTCCTCACTCTCAATCTTCATTAAACCCCTTACCGCAAGACTGTCCTTATCACGATACCTGTTAAATATCTGCTCATTTTTATTCGTTTTACTGGTAGTACCAAATAATAAAAATTTAAACGCATCAATAATTAAGGTACTTTTACCACCTTGGTTCGGTGGGTCTGAAGTTACTGTGGTTAGACCATTGAACTTATTAATCGGAAAGTAATTGCTGTCACCGAATGATAGGAAATTATCAACCATCACCCATTCAAATTCCCACCTTTTATTGTTACCAAGAATAATGTCAGAATCCAATTCGGAATTAACTTTATCATCCAGTTGCATCAAGTGGTCAAAATTAACATCCTTCTCCCCCCTATCAAGCCATTCCTTGAAAAGTTGTCTTTGGTAGTTTACATCACCAATATTATCTATACTAACACCGTCAAGTTTAACAAGGTTACCCTTATTATCCATTTTAACGGGCCTGTAAACGACTTTTACCTTATCTTTGTCAATACCGTACTTCTTAGCAAATTTATTGCGTATACTGTTTCTATTCGACCTTGAATAGTTTTCTGGTCTATCATTCCAATAAACCTTTACCCTACCATATGGTGATAATTTTTTAATCATATCTTAATCTAATAAATTTGAACCCATTCTACCCTTCAAACGCTCACCGTAAATGTCACCTTTATTTACATCGGACTTATTTTTCTCCAATTCAACTATCTTTTCCTCCAATTCAATAACCTTTTTCTCAAATTCAACTATACTACCCTCCAAAGACCCGACCGTTTCGTTATGTTCTGACAATTCGACACTTTGTTTATTATTTAATTCATTTATTTCACTTAATAACTTGTTTGTTTCAGAATCATCAGACACTTTAACGATTTTTTCAACTGGAACCTCCTTAATCACTTCTTTGATAACCTCTTTTACGACTGGAACTTCCTTAATCACCTCCTTTATGACTTCCTTTTCAACAACTTTAGCATTTGACTTACCACCACTTGGGTCATACCCGTATTTTTCAATGGTAAACCCACTTTTAACCAAATTTAGTATTAGGTTATTCACATCTGTAATGTCATTAGCCATACAATATTGCCAAATCTCATCTTTTAGGTCTTTTGGTAGTTCCATTAAGAATTCCTTAACACCTCTTTGTTGTTATCAATATCATCCATAGAGTTAACCTCAAATAGATAATATTCGTATGGGTTCTCAATATCAAAACCCTCGTATGTTCGACTTTCGACATCCCATAATAGAAAACCATGATTATCCACAGACTCACCAAAGTCTTGTTGTATCAATGAACCAGTATAAACTACTGGTATATCGAAATTAAGTTGTTGTCGTTTGTGGATGTCTCCAAGTAGGACAAAATCACAACCCGAAAAGAAATCGACTCTAGTACCTGTATCAAACGTATAACCTAAATCAGTTTTCGCACCCAAAATCGGTGCGTGAAATAACCCAATGTAAGTTTTATCATCACCATACTCAGCCCTTGCCGATTCAATATCTGGACGCTCATTATGTTCAAAGATTGAGTAGTTACACCATACAATATTATCATCCAAATAACATTTACGTTCTTTATGGTAACTGATTTTATCACTATCCAATAAATCGATTACTGGTGTGATACTATCCAATCTATCAATATTATTCTCTAGTAGGTCATGATTCCCAGCAACAATTACTAATGGGGCTATGCTCGATAACCTTTTGAAGAACTTTGATGTTACTAATAATGATTCGTTTGATATTGTTATCTTCTGGTGTAATATGTCACCAACAATAACTATTCTAACCTCATCATAATCAAAGTCTTTTGTGAGTTCTTCACACTTAACATATAGATTGTTAAAAACCTCCTCATACTCACCATGAAAACGATAAGTCCTTATGTGTATGTCCGCTAAATGTATTACGAATCGCACTTTTTTAATCATAACATTGTCTTGTATTTATACATCTCAAGTAATTTTTTGGCTTCTGTTTTTAGGTACATGATTGGTATCTTTCTCATCGTCTCCTTCTCCTTTTCCCAATAACCAATCCAAATGTGTCTACACTTTCTACCAGTTTCAAGTTCATACATATAAGCGTATGTGCTTAACTGTAATGTATATACCGACCACTGACAATTCTGTAGATGGTCAAATGGCTTCAATAATGTCTCAAAACCATATGGATTCCAGAAATTAAAAGCCTTATTTGTCTTCCAATCTCCGATATCGAAGAACGTATCGTCAATATCAATAACCAAATCGGCAGTACCAGCTAAGTTATATTCCTCAGCAAACATGATACGTTCTGGATACATCATTATACCTTCATCGACCTCTAAACTCTCATATCCAGCGATTACTTTTTTCTGAAGTTCGTCCTCTGGGTACCATAACTGATGTTTTAACAGATAGGTCTCAATAGTTTCATGAACATGAGTACCATATTCGTTTGCCGTATCATTAAGTTCTTGCCAACAATCCAATATCTGGTCAACATCCATTCCGACATACTTAGGATTCTTAACGTCATCCTTCTGTCTAAATATTGCCTCAGCAACACCTTGTGTATCGAAATGTGGTTCAACCATCTGTAACACAGTTGTAACAGATTTATAATTTGCACCAGTATCACGATGTATATAAACATGTTCTATTGGTTCCAAATCGACTTTAGGTCTATCGTCTATTTTAATATTCATATTCATATGACAAATATATAATAACTTAATCAATGTTACAACTATTTATAGTTAAGTGATTGGTTTTGATAGATTAGGATATTATACTGAGTATTATCGGAACTTAACACCTAGAGAATTCGGCGTAGAAAATGATGGTGATAAAATTGTAATATCAAACATTAAAAATCGTAAAAATATAAACGAAATGGAGTTACCTAAATTTAGTATGGTTCAACCAATTGAGGTTTCTGATGATGATAAACAGAAATTAAAAGGTGTGTCAATTAGTGAAATAGATTTCGAACCATTAAATTCAACATCACCAATTAATTTTAAAGTTTCAGTTGCTGGTTTTCCCGATATTACCAATGGTATTGCGTTTGACGCACAGGAAACTAAAAATGAATTACTTCAACCACATATATCGTTACATGATGAGTTGAAGGGTCTTGGTTTAGGTTATAAACTATATAAACGTTTTATTGAGCTTTATGGACATCTTTATAGTAGCCCAAGTAGACGTCAAAACCGTGTTGAGGTACCTAAGATATGGGCAAAGTTAAAAAATGAGCCAGATATTGAATGTGTATCTAACGGGTTAGGTGATTTATGTACATCAAAAAAGTATACGTCTGATAAAGATAAGGCAGAATTATTAGCTAAGATGGGTATCGTTGATGAGGGTCTTAAACGAATTAAAAGTAACCTTAACGAATCCCTCAATAGATTCTACTCTCACTAGGTGTGTAGCTACCCTCAATTAACTTCTTAATACCTCTAGAACCTAACCTCTGATATATGGTGCTTGGGTCATGTCCATCTGGTGGTACATTCATTTTAATTCTACCATAAAACTTACCAGAGTTTAATTTCTTGTAGATGTTTATGGCATCCTCAACAGCGTCTGAGTCTAATAATATAACAATATAACCTTTGGCTTTTTGTAGTTCAAGGAATAGTTTGTCAGAAACATATTTACCTAGTAAAGGTATTGAGTTTGGTATAACAATGTGGTCAAATACACCCTCCACCAAATAAATAGTACTGTCAAAGTTGATTTTACCATGATTGAATATTATGGTTTGCTTGTCAACATCAGGGTTAAGGTACTTTGGTTTTACTTTGTAATCAAAGGCCCTAGTAACAAAATAATTTAAACCACCAACCTCGTCAGTAGATGGTATTATAATTCTGTCATGATACTTACCGATACTACTATAACCAATATCGTATTTTTTTATTAATTCATCAGTTACACCACGCTTTTTAAGATAATACATCACCCTATCGTATAGATAATCATTAGATGTGCATTTTGATAGTCTCTTATAACCTTCTGGTCGTTTTAAATCCTCAGTTACTGTTTTAGTTTGCGTGTATGTTGTGTCGAAGTCTAAAGATGGTAGTAATAGTCGATAATCTTCTAAATCTTTTTTACTACCATAGGTTTTAATTAACTTGAATATGTTACCGCGTGTATTGTTATACCCAGAACAGGCCCAACACCGATACACGTTCTTTTTATAGTTTATTTCTAGATTACCCTTACCATCACCTTGCGGCATGTTTTTCTCTTCAGAACATTCGGGACAGTCAAAAGCTATTTGGGCCGCACCATGATTGTGCTTACGTGAGTTGCCCAATACAGACTCTAATATTTGTGTAATAGAATAAACCATTGCACAAATATACAAAAAAAATTACATTAATGCATCAATCTTACTAGATAATTGTTTTTTATCCACTAAACCGACTTGGGTATCTTTAATCTCACCACCTTGAAATACTAGTGTTGTTGGTATACTTCTAACCCCATACTTCATTGGTGTTAGTCCGTTACTTTCAACATTCATTTTACCAATTACAGCACGACCTTCATAATCGTTAGCTAATTCATCAATAATTGGACCTAGTACTTTACATGGTCCACACCATGAGGCGAAAAAATCTACCACTACTGGTTTATCGCTGTTTAATACCAGCTCTTCAAAATTACTATCTGTTATCTCTAATGCCATTTTATTTATATTTTCCATTTACCAGTTTTATTCATGTAGCCAAGTACACAACAGTACGAATCAGCCATAAGTTATATTAATTTAAATATAATCTATCCACAGTTAAAAATCAAGGTTTAAACCCCCATTTAAATTTTTTCTCCAAAAATACAGGTATTAGCATCACTTTTCGTCATTTATGTATATTTACTAATAAAATATAGTTATGAGCAATAAAATCGTAAGAACCATTAGTGAAAATCCAATATGTGGAATATATCAAGTAACCAATAAGGTTAATGATAAAATTTATGTTGGTCAATCCATTGACATCGAAAGACGTTGGAATCAACACCGATATGGAAAGGGTAGTTTGATACTAAGAAACGCAATTAAAAAATATAGTATAGACAATTTTGAATTTTCCATTTTAGAGGAAGTTGAATTTATTAACAAATCAGAAACAACGGAATTGCTGACTGAATTAGAACAAAAATGGTTTGATTTAAAAGAACCACATAAAAATGGTTATAATATTAATAAAACATCAAAACCAAATTTAACACCTAGTCGAGATAAGCATTTTGGTGATAAAATCAGTAGGATTAAAATTGAAAATAATCATTGTGGTAAACCAATAAATCAATACGATTTAAATGGTGATTTTATTAAAAAGTGGAAATCAGCTGCGCAGGTTGAAAGGGTTTTAGGTTATCACGCTGAGAATATATCAGCATGTTGTTTAAAAAAACAACATTCATCCAATAACTTTATTTGGAGATTTGAAAATGATGTGTTAAGTGAGGATGATATTAATAAAGCTAACAACTCAAAACGAATGTCAAAAGTTAGACAGTACAACTTAAAGGGTGAATTACTTAATATCTTTGAAAATGTAAAAGATGCATCGGAAAAAACTGGGTTTTCTGCGTCTGGAATTAGAGCGGGTTGTAATGGTTATAGAAAAACTACTTTTAATTATATATGGAAATTTAAAAATGAGGAATTAAATTTGCTAGACCATATTACTAAAAAAGATTATCCAATTAAACAAACATCATTAGACGGTGAACTTATAAATATATGGGATAATTCACAACAGATAATATCAAATTTAAAATTACAAAGATGGGCCACTAAAGGTATATATAAATGTTGTGAAAATAAAAAAGAAAAGTATCTAAATTATAAGTGGGAATGGGGTTTATGATAAACTCCATTTACCAATTTTATTCATGTACCCCCTCACTGAAGCAAAGGCGTCAGCCATATC